GGCAGCAGCACGTTGGCTATGGGTTTAAGCATCCTTTTGTAATCGTGTTGATGGGTGTCGCGGTCAGAGAACACCAGCTTAATGGTCGATAACGAGACAGGTTCATCGTTTTCCTCGGTCTTGTCGGCAATCTCCTGATAGGTAAAGCCGCGTTCAATACGGAGGCGTTTTAACTCTTCGATCAGTTCTTTTTCTTTAGTTTTTAGCATAATATTAATCCTTTATTGACCTAGTATAACACTATAATTATACCGAGATAATACTTTATTAACTTTAGACTATAATATATATTATATAAATAATATAGTCAATAAGGGGGTAATATATATGGAGTATATAATTAATATTAAATCTAAAGGCTTTAGTTATTATAATGTTATAGACATAGATATAAATAATATTATATATAATATAAATAATTATAATGTTATAGGTATAGATAATAATATTAATATATTTATAGATAATAATAAACATTTAGGTATAGACTATAATAATAATATAATTAAATATATTAACGAACATATAGATGTTATAATATATCCTTTAGGTATTGACTTCGACACTTTAATGTGTTAAAGTATATATGTATAGGGGCGTGATGGCTTAAGCCTAAAGTCTCTATACAACCACTATGTGGTAAAGGGAAAAATTAAATCTCAAGGCAATACATAACATATATAGCAAAAATGCAGACTTTGCCGAATAAAGCTAAGAAAATCGCACATTGGGGGTTTCAAAAATGGGAATTCAATGACTAGGTCGAAGCCAAGAATGGGAATTCAATGACTAGGTTAAACGACACTAACCACTATTATGTAAACGAAAAGGAGAAGAATCATGGGAAAAGTTCTATACGGTGTAGACGAATTTGGAGAGAAGCTCGAAGGTGGAGTTTATATCACCGAACATGAAATGGTCAAGCAGCGCGAACTCAGCGAAAAGCGTAGGCAGTACTTCAGGCAGATGCAGCAAGAGAACATTCTGCGTATCGACTTTACCGAAATCCTCGGAGAGTTTTACTTCGTGAATTACCGCAAGCTGCTGAAGATAACCAATGACAACACTGCTCTCGCATTCAGATACTTATATCTCTGTACTTTTGCCGACAAAGATGGCAAGCTGAGTTTCAAAGGTAAAGACGTACTCCATAAAGATTTCAAGAGAATACTCAACTTAAATCCAAAGACAGCTGGATCAGACGTTGCCGAACTTGAGAACTATAATCTTATCTATAAAGTTAATGACGTTTACTACGTCAACCTAGAGTACTATATTCGCAAGCAGAAGTTGCCGGACGAGTTCAAGGGTAAATCGGCACGTATTATAGATAAGGGGGTAAGGGAACTGTACGAACAATCCACTCCCCGCAATCACGCTATGCTAGGCAAAATAGTTCCATTACTTGAATACATAAATAAATATAATAACATTCTCTGTACTAAGGAAACTGTGTTAGAGTTTGACTACACAAAAATCGAACCACTCTCAGGTTATGAGATATGTCGTATCTGTAACCGAACCGTAGAGAACAGTGACCGCTTCCTCAAAGAACTAAAGCACTTTGTTATTGACCGATTACCATTCATAAGACGAGTAGTTGACGACACGGAATACCACCTTGATTGTTATATAGTAAATCCTTATGTAATATATATGGGTTCACGAAATGATCATCTCGAATGGACGTTCAAGTTGTTTGACTTACGGAGTAGGAGAAAAAGATAATGGAGGAAATTAAATTGATAATTAGTAAAGAATTATTTATTGATTGTATTAAATCGATGCGTGATGTGTGGGATTATCAAAAAGAAAGCGTTGAGTTAATAGACAAATATAATCCATATTCTCAGACAACCATTTTAGATTATCCAAGTTGCGATAATGAATTATTAATATTATTGACCAAGATAATGAATGATTACGATGGACTAATCTCCTACTTCTGTTATGAGATTGATTTTGGGCGAGAGTGGAAAGTTGGGTGTATAACAGATACTGATGATACAGACATACCGCTTGGAACAATAGAAGATCTATGGAATGCATTAAATAAATAACTTGAAAGGAGAATCATATGTCAGAATATGGACTCAAAATTTTGAACTATATGGCTGGCAGTATATGGGGGGTATCCCAAGGTACGAGATATGCTTATGATACTACCCCAGCGATGCTGACCAATAGTTTATTTTTAGATTATATGAAGGATAACGGACTCAAGATATATAAAGGAGTATCAACCAGAGACATTATCTGTATTGACTTCCAATATGGGTCACGAACCTTTAAGGACGAGACAAAACATTTAAAGGAGCTTGCTGCCAAGGCGCGAATTGAATATAAGAAAGCAAAGAGCCAAGGACATCAGGCACAGATCATGAAGGCTTATCATAAGCGCAAGGGTATTGAGAATATGTATATCCAAGCTCTGCAGAATGAGGATAAGTACATTAAGAAAACCAAAGAGGAATTACGAATTGAATATTATACTAATGGTGTTGACATAAAATACCCAAAGTATAATAAGAAAACCAAGGAATGGGATTACGAAGTCATTCATTATGTAATGCTCTATCGTACTCCCGGAAAAGCCAAGAAGGGATCTTGTATGTTTATCCGCAAATCCCTTTATAAGAAGGCTCACCAATTTCTTACGATGGGTATCAAGATACCAAAGAAGAACTCTCCTATCGTAGAGATTGGGGCGTACCAGTCACTTATTACTAGTAGCATCGAAGGTAAGGTAACTATATCACCCGAAGATATATTAGTTCTCAAAGATGTTGATTCATTCTGTAACACAGATGTTATTAGTATCGAGATAAATTCAAATAAACATTGTATATCTGTACCGAAGAAAAACTACGAAGTATGTAATGCATTGTTTGATGGACAAGCACTGATAGACGAAAGTATCTTTCCTGATTGGGGAAATGGATATGTGTTGCTCCGCCAACACTTCTTCAAAGCGGCGGCATTCTGCACAAAGATTCAGAAGTTTTTCAAAGATTACTTTGGTGACGAATACGAAACTGCGGTAGTTACAGATATGTGGGGCAACGAACATCTTGCCAAGAACATCAAGTTAATAACCACCGACAATGCAATCAAGTGGATAAAGTTTGACGGCATCACTTATGAATATTGGTCAGAGAAAGTTCGAGAACTGAATAATAACTTTGGTATAGTTAAAACCGCACATAAATCCAAGATGGGTGATATGCAGCGCATGAGTTATCAAATGGTTAACGCCCTATCCACAGATATAATGGATGATGTGCTGACAGATACCAAAGAGTATATGCAGAAATTAAAGAATGATGATAATATATTCTTTGAGTTCTTGAGACGTAATGCAAACTTCATGAGTGACTACGAGGTATTACTTGCACTCTGCAAACATAATCCCGACTTTGTCCGTAGCGATTATTTCCGCGAGAGGCGTTCAACTATCATACAGAATTACTTACTTGATATAAAGACAGGTCATATAGTACAGAACGGAGACAACTTAGTTTTAGTTGGAAGTCCTTACGCAATGTTACTTCACTCGGTCGGTGAAGATGTTGAGGACGATCCTACGTTTGAACTTGAGGATGATGCTATTCAGTGTTGGACGGCAAGATTTAATGACGGAGAATATTTGGCTGAGTTTAGGTCACCATTTAATAGTTGTCATAATTTGGGACATCTACATAATCATTATCATCCTTATTGGGATAAGTATTTTAATTTAGGCACACAGATAATTGCAGTCAATACTCAACATACTGTATTTGAAGATAGAAACAATGGTTCGGATTTTGATTCAGACATGATCTATACAACTAACCAACCTGATGTTGTTGAGAGGGCTAGATATTGTTATCTAAATTATGCGACCATTGTAAATAATATTCCTAAGGAAAAGAATATCTATGATAATACATTATATAATCAGGCAATCATAGATAATAAGCTTGCTGCATCTCAGAGAGATATTGGTGAAAGTACAAACGTTGCACAGATATGTTTGTCTTATTGGCACACTACTGGTGACGAAAAGTATGGAGCGTATGCGGATGCCCTAGCTGTTCTCTGTCAGTGCTCAATCGATGGTACAAAGCGGGAGTATGCCGTAACAGTATCTGAGGAAGTGAAGAGAATCAAGACCGAGATAGATATAAAGAAGAATGGTTATCCCGCATTTTGGCGAGACATCCGCAGAGATTGTAATAAGAATCTTATTAATTATAATCTTCAATGCCCAATGAATGTGGTACACTCTCTTACTATTGGCAAGGCTGGGTTTAAGAATGACACCATTCCTATCAATGAGTTCTTTATTTGTCATGAAAACAATGAGACACAAAAGAAGTCTAAGAGTATTGAAGGACTTATTGAGAAATATAGTTTGGAATTATCTGAGTTTAATAAGGATAAGAAAAAGAATAAAGAAAAAGATTATAACGATTATTTATTACTGCGTAGTGATTACGAGGATTTACTTGAAGATATTAAGCGAATTAGTCTACCAAATAAATATGTGGGCTTGATGTCTTGGCTGGTTAATAGATGTTTCTTAATGACTCCAAATATGATCAGTAATAAAAACAATATACAGTCAAAATTAAGTAAGAACCGCCCACTGTTACTCAAGATATTGTATGATTTAAACCCCGATTTACTACTAAAATGCTTTAAAAAAGGTAATACCGATTTTCTGTAAACCTCAAAAAATACGGCTTAATCCCCTATTTTTTTATATAGCATTTTCCGAGCTAATGATAGAAGTGGAAATTAAATTTCTATCAATATGATTAAAGGAGAAAAAGGATATGAGCAATACAGAGAAAGGCAAGGTTTATTACTCTTTTGAGGACTTTGCTGTAGAAGAAATGGGAATGAAACCATCAAGACGAGTTACTAGAGATAAACAAAGACTCGCATC